TAAAATTAGATTCTACAAATCTACTAAATGATGGATATTTCATTATGATACCAGTAGTGTCAGTTAGCATGATTTTGTTAGTATGTCCTTTTGGAAAATTAACTACTACATCTTGCAAATTCAAAGTATACCCAACTTCTGTTTTGTTGTCGTCTGTACAAGTTATCTTCATTTCTACTTGCTCACCTACAGATACAGCACGAATATTTAAGAAAAGATACTCTAAATCAAAAATAGACAAATTTTCTACTTTTAGTCTAGTTTGAATACAACCCTTCAATAATTGTACAACTGCTTCTGTAATATTTTTTTCATCATTACTTTCTAGTGCAATTAACAATACTTTCTCTTCTTTGACTAGAAATGGTCTGTATTTAACTTTCTTCTTTGTTGATGGTAATACCAATTCATAAATTGGTAAATCTAGTTTTGGCAACGCCATTATATTTACTCCAAGGTCATATTTATATTTAGCGACTTTTTGAGACAAAAAAACTCAGGATTTTTTTTCCCACTTTCATGGAATCAAAAATTCAAATTTGGTTTTAATAATTTCCAGACATCGCTCCACTTACTTTATTAATTACATGATGTCTTGTATAATAGAACTGTGCTGTTACTTTTGTTAACTGTGCTGTACCAAACTGTAATGGAACTGCATCAACTGCAAATGGCCATGCTCTCTCCATTACATAACATAATGACTCTCTACCAACAGCACTTTCACCACTTGTTTCTGTTTTTGTAATGTATATGTCTCTACAATAATCTGATGGATATGATAAACGATTTGATCTATTGGCCGTATATTTCATACCATCGCCATCTGTTGAGGGCATCTCTTTAAAAATCATACCAAACCAATCGTTGAGATATTTTAATGGTGTCATATTTGCATCACATTGAAATGATAATTGAAATTCTGTAAATACTCTTGTGTGTGCATAATTTATTTGTCCTTCACCTAAGTATCTCCCTTTCAATGTACCTGTGGCAGCTTGAACATTAGGAAGTTGTGCTTCATCGCATAGAAAAGTAAACATTGGTTCACCTGACATACCATAATTATTATCATCCGTCAGGCCAGCTACACCAGTACCCTTGATGTCAACTTTAAAACTATTGGAGAAAGACATTCCTCCTTTGTCATTAGTTGCTTCTATGAATGTGCTTATAAAATCTGCCACGTTTTATAAATATAAGGGAACATATTATATTTATGGCGTACTCTGGGATTTACAAACCAATTAATCCTAAAAAGTACCGTGGTAACGCAAGACGGGTTATCTACAGGTCATTATGGGAACGGAAGTTCATGGTATTCTGTGATAACCAACCATCCATACTAGAATGGGGTAGTGAAGAAGTTATTATACCATACAGAGCACCTGATGGTAAGGTGAGAAGATACTTTCCTGATTTTTATATCAAAGTTCGTGAAGGATCAGGAAAAATATCAAAGTATATTATTGAGATAAAACCCAAAAAACAAACTAAACCACCGAATGTTAAAAACAAAAAAACTGCTGCCTATAAGCGTGATGCACTAACTTTTGCTAAAAACCGTGCCAAGTGGGACGCTGCAGAAGACTTCTGTGAAGATAGGCAGATGAATTTTATGATTCTCACCGAAGATCATCTAGGAGTATAGAACAATGGCAACAGGATTTAGCACTATTCAAAGGAATACTGTGTCCACACAAGCGGGGTATCAAACTCTGTTTGAAAAGATAAACGCAAAAGCACAAGGACAAAAGAAAACATTAACATGGTACAGAAATGCTGTAAAATCTGAAGCAAGTAGTTACAGAAAGAATTTTGACAAGTATATATTAAACGAGAAGAGCGATAAGATTGGTGCTGTACAAGACCAAGACTCTAACGAACTTCGTCGTTACACCGTACAAGGACACCTTTATATGTTTGAGTATGGTGCAAGATCAAAGTATCTACCATATTATGACAAATTTCCTCTAGTATATGTTATCAAGTCAGAGAAGAATCAGTTCTGGGGAGCAAACTTACATTATTTAAAACCAAAGAAGAGATTAATTGCTACTAGTAAATTAATGCAAGGTAGAATAGACTTTCCAAAGTCATGCTTTCACAAATATATACAACAACATGTAGAAGGATTGATGATTGATCTTGCTGCCACCGAGTGGGATACTGCAATCTTATTACCAACAGAAGACTTTGTGAAAGATGTGAATGGTTTACAATTTCCTATACAAAAAGAAGATGTCTGGTCTGATACAGAAGAGAATTTCTACGATAAAATTAGAGGTCAACGAATCGTAAAAGGATATGGAACTAAAGAATCCATAAATATGGCACTAAATAGTTAAAAATCTGATGATAGATGGCTCAACCAACTGTAGCACCTAAATTTCCTTTCACTGATTCAAACGGAAGAAGATATAGAACTTATAAAAATACGAGACAGAGGGTAGTAAAAGTCTATGAACCTCGTCCAGATAACTATAAGGCACCACTTACTGTTAGAGACAAGAAGCAAGAACTTATTGCTGCATATTTTGGTGATCCTAAAAAAGGAGACTTTATTCCTGGTAATAAGGGATCAGGGACAGTTTATAACGGTGAAAAATGGATTCATGTAGGTCAGGGATCTTTTAAATCAAAAGCGACAGGAAAGGAATATTTTACTGATGCCAGATATGATGAAGCTGTTAATAATATAGATCCAGGAAAAATTGATAATCTAATAGCTAATGGTGTTCTTGATGAAAAGAATAAAGGATACTTTATTAATCAACCATTAACAATTGCAGAACCAGATGGTACTGAACTACTCAGATATCCAAGCGATATGATTAATAATGAAACTGATTATATGATGTTCAAATTCTATGAGTATATTCCACCTTTTGGTAGTGATGTAGAGAGACCAAAAGATAATTTATATGATCCAAAAAGTAAGAAAAGTAAAGATCAAGTTCTGAATCAAACTTTAGGTGCATACAATTCAAGTGTAGCATTCAGTGCTAAAGAAGCTGAAGGTTATAAGACTATTATACTTTATATGCCAGAGGATATTGGAGATGCTTTCTCTGCTGGTTGGGAAGGAAAAGCATTCGGAAATATCTCTGCTGGTATTATTTCTAGCACTGCTGGATCAGATAATTTTATAAATGCTATAGGAAATCTTGGCAACACCACAAAAGGTATTGCTAAAAGATTACAAACTAATGCTGCTGCTCAAGCTATAACTAACTTGGCAACATCAGTTACAGGAGATACTATTACCACTGGTGATGTTTTTGCAGGAGCAAAAGGTGTCATAAGAAACCCAAACACTGAAGTTTTATTCCAGAACATGAATCTCAGAACATTTGATCATGGATTTAAGATGGCACCATATAATAAGAAAGACGAAAAAAATATACTTGAAATAATAAGAGAATTTAAGAGAGCAATGTTGCCATCATATAGTATAGGAGAAACCGAATTATCTAATGGTGATAGTGCTGAAATAGATGCTGCTTTCATAAAAGTTCCAAAGTTAGTTCAAGTTTCATACATGAGAGGAGGTCAACAACATCAAATGCTTCCTAAGTATAAATTATGTGCATTAACTGATGTCACAGTTGGTTATACACCAGACAATAACTATGCTACTTTTGCTCAAGGAGGTCCTGTAGCGTATGAATTGAAATTAAACTTCTTAGAGACAAAACTCATATACTCTGAAGAAATAGCAACAGGTAATCACTAATGTATTTTAAAATAGTACCAAACATAGCATACGATCAGAAACCAATATCGTTTCCATTTTCTGAGTCAGATTATGTTGTTGCCAAAAATTTCTTTCGTAGATATAAATTGAACGATGATATATTTTCTGATGCTGTTTACTTTAAGAAGTATGCTATTGTTGATGGTGAAAGACCAGACAATGTTGCTAAGAAGGCATACGGGAATCCATTTTATGATTGGGTTGTCTTACTAACAAACAACGTAATCAATTCACAATATGACTGGCCAGTATCTGGATATGATCTTTCTAAAATAATAGAGTCTGAATTTGATGATCCATACTCAGAGATTAGACACTATGAGATTAAAGAAAAGATAGGAAGATATAATAAAGGTTTACGTGTAGATAAAACTTTTTATGATGGTCAGCACAAGATAAATATAGATGGAAGTGTGATAGTCAAGAATGGTAATGAGATTGCAACTCCTGTTACAATTTCCGATCACTATTACAATGAAAATGAAAAGAAAAGAGAAATATATTTACTAAGATCAAAATATTTTAGAGGATTTGTTGCCGACTTTAGGAAACAAAATCTTTATAAAGATTCAAATGATTTTGTAGCAAAAAGATTAAAGAAAACTGGATAGTTATGATTTTTTGGATAGGATTTACCATCATGTTTCTCAATGAGGGATTCGTGATGATGAGACACATCTCACCTTGGTTTGCAGA